GAGTTACTAGAGGTTCGTCTTGGTCGGGCAAGTTAAACACTTCGTTTAATTTTTTAGTCATACTCTTACTTATTTCTTTTTTCTGGGCGGTTTTGTATTAGCGAAAATATCGTGTTCGTTGATTATGCGGAATCTGATGCCCTGATTCTGACACCAAGCTGTTGCTGCCGCCCACTTGGCTTGATTTTTAATAAATTGTGCTTGGTTATAGGGATTCTTACCTACACGCTCTATCAGCATTTGACTAGCAGGTTTAATCTCAATCATTTCTACATGTTTCTTATTATTCTTATCTATATAGGATACTAGAAAGTCAGGAACATATACAGTCTGTTTGCCAGTGAGTGGATCACGGTAGGGAATTTTAACTGGTTCGCTGGCCCAAGATTCTACAGCAGGATTATTGTCGCAGAACATACAGAAGGTTGTTTCCCACGAACTGCGGCAATAGGGAGTTTTAGTGCCTATGTACTTTTCAGGATTTTTAGGAGAGTAAGCCCCTTGGGCAAACTTAAGGCTCATGGCATTATATTTCTTGTAACATTAAAATACGGACTGTATGCTACTGCAGATCCTAATAGGCTAGTTTTAAATCTACTGAAATTCATAATTTCAGAAACTAAATTACTTAGTGCAAGGTCTGTTAATCCTTTAAGAGAATCTAAAACTTGCATAGGATTATAGTTACCTAGTTGAGCCTGTTTCATTATTGCAGTGGTGATTGTTTCCGAACTTACTTGATCGAATCCTTTACCGTTAAAAAACCCACGGATAGCATCAAATGTTCCTGCATTTAACTGTATAGGTTTGACATAATAATTGTCAAATGCGTGTATAGTTGCATTGTCGGGCAATGACTGCGGCAAATTAGTATATGTAGACATCTTAGTTTAATTGTATAGGCAATGCCGGTATTGCAGGAATTGTCGGCATTGTTGGTATATTTACGGCTACAGGTGATGACGGCATAGGGGGAATTGGATAACCGATGTTCGGACCATTATATATTCCTTGTTGTAGAGCAGCAACTTTATTAATTTGACTTTGGCTTGGTCCTGTAAATTGATTCATATTGCCGGCTTTGGTAGAAAGAGATCCTGCACCGGGAGCAGCACCGATTGCAGAAGGATCATACATTCCTACAGACCCTGGCTGGTTATCGTAGTATGTTTGTTCAAATGCACCTGCTTGGTCGTCGTTGGCAATAACACCACTATTGTAAACAACATTTTCATAGTTTAGAACCATCTTACTCTTCAATGTTTTAAAGCCGTCCGATTGATCTAGACTATCATGGTCCCATTGAGTAACTAGCGGATTTATCAGTGTAAATTTTGTAAAATTCCCTTGATGTAAGGAATATATATCTACACTGTCAAATAATGGAGTTGTTTGTCCATTAGCAAGTCCGTATTGAACATATCCTTCACCAAACTTATTATCACTAAAATCGGCGCCGGTGTCTGCATAGTAGTATTGATAGTATGCTTTCCATAGTCCGTTCGTAATATCGCTATTATCGTCGTGAAATTCTATGCTGATAGGCTCGTAGGTTATTTTAGTTTGTATGTTAGTTTTTCTATTGTACTGATTTATAGTTTCTGTGGCAATTTTAAATTTAGGAAGGTCGATCTTTTTTACTAATAGCCCAACTTCAGTGATAGAATTTACATTTTGATTAACTTTAAAAGAAACATAATACAGAAACCCTACTTTAGGTGCTCTAGCTAATTTATCGTTAATGTATAATTTAGTCGCATGGTCGTAGGTCTTAAAGATAAGCCCATCGCCGCCGCTGGTATAATAGTCGTTATAAGGATTGCCCATAGCATTATTTATGTCATAAAAAAAGCCCAGTATTACTGGGCTTTTGGAGTAGCGTAAAATTAACTACCAATAGAGTTAGTGCCGTTGGTGCGTCCAACAAACGAACCTAATCCCATTGTGTCACCACCGATGAATTGAGTTTGTACTGCGTTATCATAGCAAATTGTCAATTCCATTGTTAGTGGATCAGTGGCCTTGCTGTAGTCACCACCGTCATAGGTGATGGCTTTGATCCAGCAACCTTGTACTTCAAATGTTTCTAATGTAATAGGCTCAAAATTGCCATTGCCACCGTCTAGAATTTCAATGTACATAGTAAACTTGTAGTCTTGACCAGAACTAGCACTAGATTGCTCGTAGAAATCAAACTGTGTTTGCATTTGTTGGCCGACTAGTGTTGTTACAGCATTAGTCATATCGTCACGTAGTTTAAGTTTGATATCTTCAAATTTATGTTTACCAGCTAGTTTTACTGTGCTATTGTAGACATCTAATTTAATTTCTTCAAAACTTGGCTTTGGACGATCAACACTCATAACCTGTTTGGTCAATTCGGTTGTAGGAGCTCCGCCTACACCGAAGTCAACTAGAGTAACGCGGAAGCGATACTGTAGTTTAGGCATCAACAACCCTTGGCTGCTGGCGCTGGCATCAGTACTTAGCGGTACTGAAAATCTTGTTAAACTTGCAATTGGCATTTTATGCTCCTTATTCTTTTAATTATGCGCCTGACCCAGACGATTGAGAACCGTAGTTGCCAGATTTAATAGCACCTGTGTTCAATATTCTCAATGGAATGTAGATAAACTCTACGGCCTTGACCGGTTCAATGGCAATATCTAACCATAGTTCGTTACGATCAATTCTTGCAGGTGTATTATTAGTTTTATCACATACAACAACATAGTCGTAAAGAGCACGTTGACTTACTAGTTCTAACAATAAACTGTTTACAGCCGCTGTGATTTCGTGGCGTGTTTGAGCATCGTTAGGTTCGAACAAATATGGTTTAGCCAATATTGCTAGTTGTCTACGTAGATAGCAAATTAATCTAGAAACGTTAACACGATCTAATGCACTCGCACCGCTTGCACGAGTCTTTTGACCCATTACAGTTAGGCCAGCACCCGGTAGTGTAGCAATCGGATTAACATTGACGCTATACAATACATCGCGCAGGCTTTGGTATATACTTGTTGTAACAAATTCGCCGGTTACTGGATCAACATAGCCTACAGAGCTAGCATTATCAACAATACCGCGACGTGTACCTGCTGGTGCAAACCAAGGATAAGCAACATTATCATTATTAACGATTGTACGCAAAATCATATGACTTGGAGGAACAACAATGTTGTTACCGTGATTGTCATTTGTGTAACCACTAGGATACCACACACCTAACTGTGTATCGTGTGTTACTAGGCCGTCATCACCGTTGTCTGTGGCTAGAGCATGGTTATTACCCCAGTTAGCTAGTTTAGTAGCGTTGCTGGATAATCGGAATGGGCTATCGCCGACAATGAACGATGTTAAACCAATGTCTGCATTAAACTCAACCATATCTTGGATAAGTTCTGGATAACCCGGAGCAGCAGTTAAGTTGAACGCTAATGTATCGCTGTCACGAATTGCTGTGTTAGCAGTAACCAATGCTTTTAATGATTCAACAACTAATGCACGTTGTGCAAGACGACCGAATGATCCGACACCGTGATCGTTATTGGGGCTTGCAGTTACCCAACGATCTGGGAAGTACATGTCCATGGATTCGTCGTTGTTAAAGCGTGGGTTGTTGTTATTTAGATCAATATAACCACGTACATATTTTTTAACATTGAACCCACTGCGACGTGTATTCCATAGACGTGTACCGCGTGGATAGAATCTTGGATCTGGACAGTCAAAGTCAACAAAGTTGCTCGATAGTAGTTGAACAATACTGCTTGAAGGATAAGAAGTATTGGCGTTTAATCCAGCACCTTGTGTTGCCCAACGAGCATCAGCAAATACCCAACCATTAGGACTTGTATGATCTGTTACATCTTGTTTAACCCATCCAGATACACCTACTCCTACAGTTTGATCATAGATATAAATGTTTTGACCAAATTCATCTGGATTAGAACTATCAACCCAAATATCTCCGTTTACCAATGCATTACCTTGACTGTTTGTAATAGGAGCACTGGCTTCGATCAACGGACCATTTGGATCTGTACCGAATCCTGCATTTAGATAACCAACCCACTGTGTTCCATTATTGTACAT